AAATGCTGGTAATTCTTGTCTTATTATAAATACATCATTACTGATTTTTGGGTTACTAATAATGTTTTCTTTATTCGGGTCTTGATATATTGGTTTATTTATAAAATTTGGATTAAGATACCCTTGTGTTGTAAAGCTGAATGTTGAACCTGTAGTACTGCCAGTAAAGAGATCAATATATTTAATTCCACCAAGATAATATGTTATACTTATATCCGAATGTGAATTCGGATAATCTACCCCATCAACAGTATAAGTTCCACCACTAAAATATTGAGCAGTAAATGCACTGCTCGCTGTGTATTTTTGCAGTTCTAATAATCTACTTGTACATTCGCCAGTGACAGTGTATGTAGTATTTGTTATATCAGTTGTGCCAGTAATTCTACCGTCACTGTGTGATATTACCAATCCACTTCCTGCAAGTGTCGTACCACCAGTTAAAATAGATTTAAATTTTATATGATTTTGTATTGTATCTGCACTTGTAGCACCTGATAATTGAATGTAGTAAAACGGAGAGTTTAGCATGTATGCTTCAAAAAATCCAGCATCTTTTACTTCTTGATTTATTAAAAATTTTATATTATATGTAACGCCAGTATCTGGAATAATTACACGACATGTACCCGTACAACCAGTTGTTGTACCAGTTGTCATTATTCTATATATGGTTTTCTTTATTAACTCCATTATCCTGTACTCTTTCTTAAATAAACTGTGATATCTTTTTCTGGATATTTTATTTCAAACATACTATCTTCGGTTGAATGAATTGTATTGTTAATAATCGTTATCTCGCCAGTGCTTGGATTCACAGCTTGAGAAATAACATTATTTGAATATTGTCCGCCTACTCTGTTATAAACTTTAATATCAATAACATTAATAACTCCATTCGCACTAAGTATTTCACGTTGAAGCAGACCTAAAAATAAATCCTGATTCATTTCGTAATTATTTATGTCCAAATAATTTCTGACAAGTGTTATAATACTATTTGCAACTTGATTATCGGTAATATTTTCAACATACACATCAACATCAAAAGCTAAATTAAATATTTTACCGTTAGTTACTTCAACATAATCGTTAAGCATTCTAAATTGACTAAGATATTCACTAATGTTTTCGTTCATTAATGTGGTACTTGTATTGTCAAGTTTGCCATCTGACCCAATACCTAATGTTGAAATAACAACTTTATTATTTATTTTCATTGCATTAGCACGGAAGGGAGAACCAAACTGCCCGGGCATTTTATAGAGTTGTAATAAATAATCAACCAAACTTACATCCCTGTTTTGACTACTAAAATTATATTTTATTAATTCTCTTATTTGTTCAATGCTTAATCCATCGTTACCGCCAATTGCTGGAATTGGATTATTTACAGTTAAACTTCTTTGTACTGTCTGATTATAATCCTGACGTGAACCTTGAACAGTTAAATTATAACTACCAAGTTGTGTTAGAGTACCTGCTCCTACGTTCGAATTACTACCACCACCAGTTCTATACTGAATAAATAAAGTATAATTTGCCAATAATTTTTCACCCAACGCTGTGTTGTTTAAAAAATTTTCAAGAAAATACTGATTGCTTACACCTACTTTAAGAAAACCCGATTTAAATGCATCAATATCTGCATCACCCGAACCAAATATTATTTTACAATAACCGTTTATATCAAATTCTTTTATAAATTTTTTTGTTACATCTATCCATGTACCTGCTTTTAATCCGTCCGTATTTGTATTTGGTTGTGAACTACTTGTGTCTACAACGAATACTCTTTGTTGTGCAAGATAATCTACTTCATAATATTTATTTGTTGCCGTAGCAAAATCTGCAGCAGTCGGATTACTTGAATAATTAGTGCCCTCCAATAAAATAATACTATCTATTTCAAGTACGTCTGGGTCTGGTAATGTTATAGAAAAAAATGGTATAACATCTGTTGAACTAATTGCTCTTTTAAAAATACTTGTAGAACCATTAATAACCACTTCTCTTTTTGTTACACTATAATTAACAATAATACCGTTTGAATCAGTATTAGGAATAATCGAACGATTAGGGTCGCCCAAATTACTTATTGGTGAACTCCAATCAATAATTGCTTGTGTTTCAAACACTTTTCCTCCGCCAAGCACTTGTGCACCTGCCTGTAATTGAGGATAATATGATGCATCTGGTTTGTCACCAAGAACAGGAATTGTTACAGTAAAATCAATTACCGTAACTGAAGGTCTTCTTGCTGGAATATTAAATCCCATATTTTTTGCAATATTTAATATTGATGCTCTTTGTTGTGCATATTCTAATTGTGTTTCCTGAAATGCTCTATCGGTATTAATTGAAAGGTTATTAGTAACACCAGCATTAAGGTCAATCATTATTGCACCAATTGAACTATCAGTAAAATCAGATAAAATCTCTGGATATGCTTGTCTGATATATGCTATGAGGTCGGTACGTATGTCGCCAAATGTTCTGCTTCCGTATTGAATTATGTTTGTAGTTAAATTGTTTGCCATATTTTATGTTTTAAAAGTTTAAATCTAATTCACCGTTTTCAGTAAAAGCATCTTCAGTAAAAGTAAATTTAATGTTGACATTTACTTGATTTTCTGATATTGAATTTGCTTCATCATCGGTATGCCAGTTAAATGTTACACTATTAATTGTAAGTGCTGGTATATATGTTGATACTGTTGTTTTAATTTCCTTTTCAATATCATCTGCATTTAAATTATCGTTCGGTTCGAATATATATTTTAATAAATTAGTACCATAATCTGGTTCATAATATCTTTCACCCTTTTGTGTTACTAATAAAATTAACAAGTCAGAACTGAATGCGTCTTTAGTCACTTTACTCATTAAAAAATATGAGTTTGTGCTGACATCATCATTTAACGGAAAGGTAATATTATATGAAGCCATTATAAAAGATTTTTCTATAAATACTAATAAATAAAAAATCCCGACATTTTATGTGTCAGGATTTTTCTGAATTAATAATTAAAAGGCTTTTGGAAAACCTTTTTTGACTTTTTTCGCTTTTTTTTGTGCTTTCTCTTCGTCTTCTTTCTGCTTTTCAGCATCGTAGAGACTCTTAATTGATTCATGAAGAACAATGATCGGGTCGTGTCCATACTTCTCTAAAACGCCTCTGTAAGTACTGAAATTTGGTTTTTCGAGAGTTATCTTGTCGTTACCATCAACGGTAACACCTGCAAGACATTCAATAATTGCCGTTTCTTTCATTTCATCAGGTAATTGATCGAAAATGTCTTCATTAATTATTACTGCGAAGTTTACTCCACCAGTCAATAGTTCAACAATTTCATTTACTTTGACAATTTTACAAAGTTCTTTCTGTTTATTGTTACAAAGAACTTCAAATTTTAGCCAATCTTTAATTGTTGTACTGTCTTTTACCTTATCGAAAAGGTTCTCCATCTCTTCAGATGCTTTTTGAATTTTTGCCATAAATAATTGTTTTTAATTAATAAAAGATACATATTTAAGTTTTATTTCCAATGTTTTTGTTTTTAATTTTTCAAAAATTGGGTCATTTTCATCAAATTCTTTTTTAAATTTATCTTCAAGTTCTTTGATGAAAGATACCATGTCATTAACACTTGCTGTTACCATGTCTTCAATATCAGTTAATGTTGCCAATTGTAGATTAACAGTATCCTGTTTTTTAATTTCTGCCATTTTCTTTTCATATTCTGAATTAAGTTTTAATACCTCTTCTTCGGTAACAACAGTATTTTCTTTCAAAGTACCATCCAAACGCTTCTTTGCTAATTCAGCTTTTTCTTCTTCTGTTAAAGACAAACCTTTTGCATTGTCTGCATTTTTATCAATCTGGATTATTTTTTTTGCTGCTTCTGAGTTGAAATCTCCAGTATCAACTGCTTTTTTTAAATTTTCTAAGTACGGATTCATATTTTTTAGTATTAAATTTTCATATTCTGCATTTCAATTGCTTCGAATTTAAACACATCATGAGTATTATTTAGTTGTATTCTTTTTATAAATTTCATAATTCCATAACCAGTTAATTCGCCATAATCATTACGGAGAAAAACTTCTTTAATATTGATCAATTCTTTAAAAACATCAGTGTCTTCATCATAATTACTTGTTTTGAACTTTAATGGTATTAAAAATTCTAACTGTCGATAATCAAAGCCAATTTTTTTAATATGTAAAAATTCAGTAAGTTGTTCAATTTTATTGACCACATTTTCGTTTTCACGAACAATTTTAATTGGAAATTCAAAAGTCTTGGATTTTTCAGTCATATCCTTTACTTCATACTGAGAATCCAAATCATTTTCATCAATTTTTTTAACCACATTCATAACTTTTGCTAATCCTACTTCAATTGGCTCGTTGTTATAAATACCAAGTAATTCATAGTCATCATCTTTGAGTCTTCTTTCTTCATATTCTTGAACTAAAACTTCGCCAATTGTTTTACCAGCATGTTTATGTTTTTCATCATAAAAACCAAAATGTTCATATCTTCTACCATTTGTTGGGTCTGCTTGAGCATAAGAACTACCATGTTTGTCTGCTGCAATTGCCATTTGATATGGGGTTGCTGTACGAATAAATCTATCTGCTTTTTTTAATATTTCATAATATTCTCTGACATATTTTTCATCAGTTTTGCCAGCATAGAATTTTTCAAGAGTCTGATTTCTATGAAGCATTCTCTGAATTTTTTTATCGCCTTCTTTTATATCATTGGGGTCTGCTTGAGCATCCACTTCTGCTCTGTAGATCATAATACCAATGTTCATCAAGATGATATATATCTTAAGATAACACCAGAA